GCGCGGGAGCTGCTGGGCGGGGCGGGGCGTCTGGTAGGTGCGAGGTCGGCGGTTGCTCGGTCGCGGGGGGTGGCGTGGCTGGTGGAGCGTCTCGACTCGGTGTTGGCGCACGAGGACCTGGTGGGCCTGGTGGATTTCGCCTTGTCGTGGCGGATGGTGCTCGAGCGGGTGGTGGGGGATGAGCCGCCTGCGTGGACGCCGGCCCGGTGCCGGTGTGGTGACCGGAATCTCCGCTGGGACGTGAAGGCGGGCTTCTACGTGTGTGCCGCGTGCGGGACGCACGTTTCGGAGTCGGAGGCGTCGGCGCTGGTCGAGTCGGAGGCGCCGCGCTGATTGCGGTTCCGCTGTTGGCTTGGCATGGGGCTGGTTGGTGTGTAACACTTCCGGGCGACGGAGAGACGTGTGCCCTCGGACCGGTTTGCTGGTCCGGGGGTTTTTCGTTGTCACGGGGGGTGTTCGTGTCCCCGGTGACGGCGAAGACTGCTGCTGCTCGGCTGGGCCGGGAGTCGGTGACGATCCGGCAGTGGGCGCGACGCTACTCGGCGCGTGTCCTCGGCCGAGCGGGTCGTGAGGTTGTGTACGACTTCGCCGACTTGGCGACGATCGAGGGCTGCATTTGGCGCGGCGATCCGGTCCCCTCAACCCCGGAAGCTCGTGATGAGCTTCGCGCCCGTCTTGCCCGAGCGGCATGAAGTGAAGGAGTTCCCCTCGTGAAGGTTCGGAAGAACGTCCGCATTGTCGGCCTGGAGCGGGCCCAGCTGTCTGCGGAGGTGGTCCGCCGGTACGCCGCCGGCGAGTCGGTCCGTGGCATCGCTGAGTCGATCGGCCGTTCGTACGGGTTCGTGCACCGACTCCTGGAGGAGAAGCAGGTGACGCTGCGGCCGCGGGGCGGCAACCGGCGGTCGGCCTGCGCGACCTCCGCAGCGACGGACTAGCTGTCGGGGTGTCGCCGAAACTCGTCAGGGCACGAAGATGTTGATGGCCACACCGACCGGGATCGACGCCAGGACACCGAGCCCGAAGAATAGCCACTGCTTGCGGCCCTCGGCGCGGATGGTGGCCTTCGTCTCCCCGACGAGGATGTGGCGGATCTTCTCGGCCTGCTCCTGGTTGATCTCCAGAAGACGCTGCTGCTCCTCGGCCTGCGCGATCAGTGCGGCGCTGGCGGCCTGCTGCGCTTCAAGGTCGCGTTGGAGTGCCTGCATCTCACTGGCGGCTGTGGCCACAGCTTGATTCACTCGTTCGACCCGGCGTTGGAGGACTTCCTTCGGGTCTTCCTCGGCTTCGGAGAGCGCCCTGTGGGCCTTGGTTCTTGACCGCCAGGAGGCCCAGAGGGCAATCAGTAACGGGACGGCGCTGACGATCAAGGAGACGACATCGACGGAGTCAATGACCGAACGCGGTTCATAACGAAACCAGACTAAGGATGCGCCGATCGTGATGGTTAGCGCGCTGCCTATCAACAGGAGCAGGATTCGCTTCATTGGCCAATTACAGCGGGTTCGTGTGGTTCGACGCAGCAGATGCGACTGATCAAGCGTGAGGAGCACCGGAACGGAAATTAGCGGTAGCGAACGTTCCGTTCCGCACTCGTTAATGATCGCTTAGACAGGAACATAATCCAAGTTATGTTCCCTTTCACGTGTTACGCTCGAGAATGATCAGCCTTCTGCGAAAGAAGATCATCATGAGCGTGAGATCGTTCCCGCTTACCCTGCGCGTCACCGTAAGCGAGGCGACACCAGACGAGATCAGAGAGCATGCCGTGGCGCGGGCGCTCAGCTTTTTCGGTCCCGGTACCGAGCTGGACGTTGTCAGCGCCGAAGCCGAGCCGGACGTGGAAGGCGACGGCCGCTACCGCGCCACCGTCGTCTTCCGGAGGGTGGCCTGATGATCAGGGCTCGTCGTCCGCGACACCCCGCACAGCCGTGGCGGTGAGTGAGTGACCGCTGAGCTGGCCATCGTTGAGCAGGATGGCCGTCTTTCGCTGCCTTTCGACCTGCCGCCGCTGGTGCTCGACCTAACCCGGGCGTGGCTGTGGTCGTACGGCGCGAACACGCGGGAGGCGTACGAGCGGAACATCCGTCGCTGGTTCGACTTCTGCGCCCAGTCGGGCCTGGACCCGCTGGAGGCGCGCAAGCCGCATGGCGACGTGTTCTCCCGCTGGTTCGTGGAGACGGCACGTCGGCCGCCGAAGCCGAAGACGGTCGCTCAGGTGCTGTCGTCGGTGTCGTCCTGGTACGACTACCTGCACGAGGCTGAGGCGATCGAGGCGAACCGCTTTAAGAAGACGAAGCGGCCGAAGATCCCGCGCAAGCACTCCGAGACCATCGCCCTGACCAAGGCGGAGGCCCAGGCGTTGCTACGCGCGGCCGACGCCGACCGCGGCCGGGAGCGGCTGCGCACCGCGGCGCTGGTACGGCTGCTGCTGCAGGTGGGTGTCCGCGTCTCGGAGGTGGTGGACGCGCAGATCGACGACCTGGGCTTCGCGCGCGGGTATCGGACGCTGCGCGTCACCGCGAAGGGCAAGAAGCCGCTGATCCGGCGGTTGCCGGTGGAGACGACGCACGCGCTGGACGTCTACCTGTCGGAGCGGGCGCGCCTCGAGGGAGTGGAACTGCGTGACCTTCGGGGCCCGCTGCTGGCGACCTCGTCGGGCCGGCCGTGGGACAGGTCGAAGGCGTTCGAGCTGGTGCAGCGCATTGCCCGGCAGGCGGGCATCGAGTCGAAGGTGTCGCCGCATGCGCTGCGTCACACTTACGCGTCGCTGGCCGAGGAGGCTGGGGCGACGATGCGGGAGATTCAGCTCGACCTGGGGCATGCTGACGTGTCTACGACGGAGATCTACGTGCACAGCCGGGATCGTCTGGAGAAGGACACGTCGCAGCTGGTGGCGTCGGTGTTGGAGTAGGAGGTCGGCGTGCCCTAGGTCTAGGTCGAGCGCGTTGGACAAGTCGGCGTGGATGCACCACTGCGGCGCGATCAACCTGGGCACGTGGACTGCTCGGGCGGTGTGCGGCGGGTGCCGGTTCTCGGTGGAGCACGCCGAGGATGTGGAGCAGTACCGGCTTGCCCGGGTGTGGTGAATCGTCGCGTTCGTCGCGTTGGTGGACATTCGGAACACCGGTCACGTGAGATTCACGCGCCCCAGCTCAATGTTGGGGCGTGATCACGACGGTCCGAATGTCATTGGATAGGTCCGAATGTTGATCTTGTTAGCGTCGATCTGAGACGTTTTTGCAGGTCAACCGACATAACGACAAAACGCGAGAGCCGGTGACCTGTGGCGAACAAGTCACCGGCTCTCGTTGCTCACCGCTCCTTCTGAGCCGACCCGCCGCCTCGCTTACACGGGGACCCTGTCCTCGCACTCACTCGCGGCGGGGTCGGCCGAGTCGACGTAGATGCGGTCGGTGCCGGTGCCGCAGCTAAGGTCGTTGCTGTCGGCCTCAGGGGTCACGATGTAGTTCGGGGGCGGTCCAGTGACATGAGCGAAGAGAGTGTCGTCGCCGGGGCCACCGCGCAGGGCGTCACGGCCCTTGCCGCCCAGGATCTGGTTATCTGCCTCGTTGCCGCGCAGGGAGTCGTCGAAGTCACTGCCGATCAGGCCTTCCACATCGCTGTGGATATTGTCGGCGTCGACGTTGGCCGGACGGCCGTCATCGGCGTCGTTACCGGCCTGGGTGCCCAGGTCGACCAGCACCCGGCTGGTGGCGCGGGAGTAGTCGGCGGTGTCGAAGTTGGCACCGCCAATGAAGGTGACACGGGAGGGGCCCGGGTCGCGGCCGCCCTGGTAGCGGTCGTCGCCTCTGCCGCCGTTGACGGTGATGGGCATGAAAAGGGCCTGCGGGCCGCCGACGGTGAAGGTATCGTTGCCGTCGCCGAGGTTGACTTCCAGTGCACCCATGACTGGGCAGTTCACGAGGTAGTCGTTGATTCGGGCGCAGCCGGACCCCATGGCGAGCGTGAGGTTAGGGTTGTTTTCCATCACGAGGATGCCGTTGGTGCCGCGCATCACTTCGATGCTGTTGTGTGCGCTGCCGGCTCCTTCATAGAGGACCTTGTTGCCCACAACTCCGACGCTGCCACCGACCGGCGGCGCGGCTGCCTGGCCGACGCCGGGGGCCGCGGCCAGGGCGGCGGCGACCAGTCCGCCGAGAAGAATCATGCGCAGTGTGCCGTGCTTGAGGGTGTTCATGTGCGTTTCCTTTACGCGAATCGGATGGAGTTCCACGAGCAGGGCTAAGACGAGCCTTCCTCGCGTTGTGCTCCATGATTCGGCAGACGATCGTGTTGCTTCTGCGTAGGAATGCGCACAGAGCGATGCTTGCGGTGAGTAAAGGTTCACATTGTTACGTCAGTCACAGACGGGGACACAAGGCCCGTTCGCACGCCTCATCGAACCATCCACTCCGTCACCATTGCTAGGAGGGTTCCGTGGCGCTGCGCCCTCCGTTCCAGTATTACGGCGCCAAGGGCAAGCTCGCTCCGTTCCTCGCCTCGCTGCTGCCCAAGCACGAGGTGTACTGCGAACCGTTCGCCGGGTCCGCCGCCGTGTTCTTCGCCAAGGACCCCGCGAAGATCGAAACGATCAACGACATCAACGGCGACCTCGTCGCGTTCATGCGGACCCTCCGCGACCGGCCGCGCGAGCTGCAGCGAGCCATCCAACTCACCCCGTACGCCCGCGCCGAACACACCGCGGCGAAGCTCGGCGACATCACCGCGACCGACCTGGAGCGGGCGCGCCGCTGGTGGGTCCAGTGCACGCAGTCCCGCTCCGGTGAGGCCGGCGCGTCGTGGCGGCGGCCGACGTCGCGGACCCGGGTCAACAACCCGATGACCGCGAAGCGGATGGGCGCTGCGCTGCGCTGGCACGCGGCCCGGCTGCGGGAAGCGTTCATCGAGCAGTGCGACGCCCTGGAGCTCATCGGGCGGATGGACTCGCCGGACACGGCGTTCTACCTGGACCCGCCGTACCTCCGATCGACGCGGAACGCGGCCGGGTCGGGCCGGTACGTCAAGGAGATGGACGCCGACGACCAGCACCGCCCCCTGCTGGAGCTGCTGAACTCCTGCCGGGGCGCGGTCGTCCTGTCGGGCTACCGGTCGGAGCTGTACGACGAGCTGCTGTCGGGGTGGCGCCGCATCGACTACCGGGTGCGTCAGGCGTCGTCGGACGTGCGCGCCATGGCGGTCGAGTCGATCTGGGTCAACAGGTAGGCGATGTCGGCGGCCGCGTGCCGCACGAACTCCACCACAGCATCCTCCTCGGCGCGCTCGGCGCTGATCCGCTCCTGGTATTCGCGGCGCCGCTGCAGCGGCCACGACCTCGGGTAGCGCAGCCACGGCTTCTCATCCGGGTCGATGGACGCCATCATGATCGGCCCGACGTGGACCCAGTCGCCGTAGTACTCCTCGCGGTCCTGCCGCTTCACCGTCCAGTCGATGCCCGCCACGGCGTCGAGGCGGCGCGCGATGTCGTCCAGTTCGCTCACGCGCACAGTCTCCCGGCCCGCCCGTCCTGGCGCGACCGGGTATCCCCTCACCCCTCGGAGGTCACGGCCATGCGATGGCACACCGTCAACTACAAGGCAGAGGACAGCGGCTCATCGCTCGTTGATCGCGGGTGGTGGCTGTCGGACCTGCCCCGACTCATGCTTTTCTGCCGCTTGCGCGGACACCGGCCAGTCGTGGACGGGTTCGGCCCGCGCGAGGCCGGCCTGCACGCGGCGCGCTGGGTTGTCTGCGACCGGTGCGGGGTCCGGCCAAGCCCGCAGGGCTCGCTCGACCCGGAGAAGTACCAGGTGGGCGACCCGTACACCGGGCCGTGGATCCCTCTGACCCGGGTGGCGGCGGCCGATGCCTGGATGGCGCTGCTCGGGCTGCGCACGCCGCCGGTTCACGAGGACGACAAGGGGAAGCCCGGCCCGTGGCCGGAGAGCCCGCGGGGCGGCTTCGGCGGACAGGTCGTCGTCGGTAGTCGCGCTCTACCCGGCTTCTCTATCGGGTTCGAGGTCGGCAACTGCGGCAGCGAGCACATGCTGGACATGCACCTGCGGCTCGGCCGACTGCTGGCCATCTACGTGCACACCGAGCAGTTCGGCACGTGGGTGCAGCGCCGGTTCAACCCGAACGGGTACGACTCGCGGGAGTTCCGCCTGGCCGTCGTGGACTGGCAATTCCGGTGGGCGATCTGGGGCCGCTGCAACTCATGGTTGAGTACCGACCCCCGCTGGCAGCAGGGCTATTTCAGCTTCGACCTGATGGAGAAGCTGTTCGGGCCCAAGCGGTACAGCTACGAGCCGGTCGGCGACGAGCAGGTGGGCTTGGTGCGGTTGCCCGAGGGCGACCAGTACGAGGTGCGTCTGCTGCTGCGGCGGGAGCGGCTGGGCCGGCCACGTCTGCGATGGCGTGACCGCCTGTCGTGGTCGGTGCAGTGGACGGCGACCCCCGGTATCCCGTACAGGGAGGGCCGCTCGATCGACTCCTGGTGCGTCCGAGTGGACGACGAGGCAGTCCAGGAAGGCACGTGGCAGACCGCAGCGCTCATCGCGCTCGGCGCGAAGATGTCGCAGATGCGTACCCGGCACGGCTACCGGCCGCGAACCAAGGAAGACGGGTGACGTTGTCCGTGCCCGGCATCGTGTCCCAGACCTATCGCATGGTCCCGGTCGGAGACCTGGAGCCGCACCCAGACAACCCCCACCAGGGCGACGTGGACGTGATCGCCAAGTCGATCGAGAAGAACGGCTTCTACGGCACAGTCCTGGTCCAGAAGTCGCGGATGCGGATCATCGCCGGTGAGCACCGCTGGCGCGGCGCGAAGGCCAACGGCCTGGCCGAGGTCCCCGCCCTAATCATCGACGTTGACGACGCCACCGCCACGAGGATCATGCTCGCAGACAACCGGACCGCCGAGTTCGGGGGCTACGACGACCAGGTGCTTGCCGAGCTGCTACGCGGCCTCGACGACCTCGACGGCACCGGCTGGTCCGACGACGACCTGAACGATCTCCTCGCCGACCTCGATAGCGGTATCGCAATCGTCGAGGACGTCCCGGCCGGCCGGAGGTACGCCGCGGCGACCGGCGACGACGAGGACGACGACGGGCGGGAGCAGCGGTCGCGGCCGCGCATCGACCTCGACGACGACGAGGACGACCTGGACGACGACGGCGCAGACGAGGACGACGCGCCGCCGCCCCGCCCGAAGGCCGGCCTGACGGCTGACCTGCTCATCACGTTGACCGCTGCCGAGCACGACGAGGTGAACGCGCTGCTCGGCCGTATCCGAGCCCGCGACGGCAACGCCAGCACCGCGCAGATCGTCTTGGCCGCGCTGCGGGCCTACGCCAATTTCTAGACCGGGAGTCCCCTCATGGTTGTCAGCAAGGCTCGCCAGGTCGAGATCTCCCAGCGCCGCTACCAGGCGGTGCAGATGCGGATCGCCGGGGTGTCACCTACGGTCATCGCCGACCGGTTGGGCTACTCGGGCGCTGCGTCGGTGTCGAAGGATATCGACCGGGCGCTGCAGAAGGCCGCCAAGCAGGAGCAGATGGCGTCGGAGCAGCTGCTCAAGCTGGAGATCGACCGCCTCGACCGCATCATGGCCAGCTTGTGGCCGAAGGTCATCAAGGGCGAGGTCAACGCCGCTGAGACCGCGCTGAAGTGCATCAACCGGCGCGCGTCGCTGCTGGGCCTGGACCTGATCAACCGCCAGGGCGTCGCGGACGGCGACATGGCGTCGCTGTTGGGCAACCTGCTGATCCAGCTCCAGCAGCGGCACGCCGTACCCGACCCCGACACGGACACGATCCTTGAGGTCGAAGTCCTCGGCGAGATCGAGTCGGGGGATGACCTGTGAGCATGCCGGCGCCGAGCCCGCTCACGCTGTCGCCCAAGCAGGAGCGCAGCATTGCGGAGTCCACGGCCCGGCTGAACATCTGGTCGGGCGCAATCCGGTCGGGCAAGACCATCGCGTCGCTCTTTCGCTGGATCATCTACGTCGCGAACGCGCCCCGCGGCGGCTCCCTGGTCATCGTCGGCAAAACGAGCGACACCATCGCGAGAAACGTCTTCGACGTGCTAACGGATCCGGCCATCACCGGGCCGATCGCGCGCCGCATCATCTACACCCGCGGCGCCCCGACCGCGAACATCCTGGGCCGCCGGGTCGAGATCATCTCGTCGAACGACGCCCGGTCGGAGAACAGGTTGCGAGGCATGACCTGTGCCGGGGCGTACGTGGACGAGGCGACGCTGATCGAAAGGGAGTTCTGGGACCAGCTGCTCGCCCGGCTCTCCGTCAAGGGCGCCAAGCTGTTCGCGACCACGAATCCCGACGCGCCTAACCATTGGCTGAAGCGGCAGTTTCTCGATCGGCGGCATGAGCTGGATCTGCGGCACTGGCACTTCACCTTGGACGACAACAAGGCGTTGGACCCGGACTATGTGCGGGCGCTGAAGGCCGAGTACACGGGCCTTTGGTACAAGAGGTTCGTCCAGGGCCTGTGGGTCATGGCAGAGGGTGCCATTTACGACATGTTCGACCCTGACCGGCACGTCGTGGACGAGCTGCCGCTGATGGAGCGGTGGCTGACGGTGGGGGTTGACTACGGCACCGTCAACCCGTTCGACGCGATCCTCGTCGGCGTCTCCACGCCGGACGACAAGGGGCAGCGCCGCCTGTACCTCGCGTCGGAGTTCCGGTGGGACTCCCGCAAGGAGCGACGGCAGCTCACCGACGCAGAGTACTCGCAGAAGCTCACCACGTGGCTGGACACCATCCCGGACACGTACGGGCCGGGCACCAGCGGTGTGCGGCCGCAGTGGGTGATCGTGGACCCGTCCGCCGCGAGCTTCATCACCCAGCTCAGCCACGACGGGTTCGCCCCGACGATGGGCGTCAACGCCGTCAACGACGGCATCCGCACCGTCAGCAACCTACTGGGGGCTGACCACCTGCGAGTCCACCGGTCCGTTAGCGGGTTCCTCGACGAGGTCGGCAGCTATGCGTGGGACGACAAGAAGGCCGAACGCGGCGACGACGTCCCCGTGAAAGTGGACGATCACGCTTTGGACGCCGCGAGGTATGCCCTGCACACCACGCAGGCGGCCTGGCTTCCACTGCTGCAGCCGGTCTTCTGACCCCATGAACGCGCACCCCCAATCTGTGGCGGGCTGAGGGGTGCGCCCGCTCCGCACGCCCCACCCGCGTGCGTCGAGCCCCGATGCGTCCCGGCCTCCCAGCTGTTGAGGGGCAGCGTGGAGGCCGGGACGCACTGCTGGACCTTAATCATCCCAACCTGAGGGAGGGCCTCGTGGCCGACTTCACGTTCAACATCGCCCTGGGCCGCGTCGTCGAGCTGCACAACCGTGTCAGGGCCAACGATCCGTCCGGGTGTGCTCTGCTCGTCGTGGCCTTGGCCGCCAGCGGTTTGGAGGGCGACGCCGTCTTGAAGGACAAGGACACGCTCGCCGACGTGGTGTCGGGCACCACCAACGAGGTGCCTGTCGGCAACGGGTACGCGCGTAAAGTGCTGGTGGCCGTCGATCTGGTCGCCGCGGTGCCCGACGATGCCAACGATCGCACCGACGTGGATATCCCTGACCAGACGTGGACGCAGGTGCTGGTCGCGACGGGGCCGTGGGCGAAGCTGCTGGTCTGCTACCGGCCGTCCGCAGCGGCTCCTGACTCTCAGATCGTGCCGCTCACCTGCCACGACTTCGCAATCACGCCGGACGGGACCGACGTGGTCGCGCAGATCGCCTCGGCGGGCTTCTTCCGGGCGCAGTAGCGTGGCGATCCGCTACGCTGCCGCCAGCCACGGCCAGATCGCGACTCTCAGCTTGGGGCAGCGGTCGGCGTTGACGGTGTCGTGTTGGGTGAAGATCAGCGTCGATCGGAACGCGGAATCCCCGGTCTGGACGATCGATCCCAACAGCACCAGTTCCTGGCTCACCTTGCGCACCGGCGCCGACGGCACCACCATGCGCGTGCTGATCAACGGCACACAGGTCGCCAGCAGAGCCTTTACCCCCGGCGTCTGGTACTTCGTCGGGATCAGCGTCAGCTCGACCGGCGGGTTCATGGTGAGCCGCGCGGCTGGGACAGCCTCGTTCAACGTGGACACATGGACGAACGCGGCCACAGTGATGGCTACGCTGCTTCGGCTTGGCGTGTCGATTGACGGGTTGTGGCTGAACGGCTGCATCGCCGCATTCAAGTTGTGGACCGATGCCCTCACCCAAACCGAAGTACAGGCTGAGGTCGGCGACTACCTGCCACAACGCAAGGTAGGGCTCGGGGCCGCCTACGCCTTCTACCGCGCGGAGTCAACTGACTACAGCGGCAACGGGCGTGAGTTGTCGGTAGACACCGGTGCGACGGCAGCGAGCGGTCCTGCGATCACCTGGGGCGGCGCGTCGGTGCCGCTGGCTTTCGAGGACTTCGAGGACACCACCTACGCGTTCACCTGGTCGGGCAATTGGACCCGTGTCAGCACCTCCTCGACAACCCCAGCCCAAGCCGGATCCTGGTCTCTGCGCAGCGCGGTCATCGGCGACAACGGCACCACCAGCGCGAACGTCATCGTCCCGGATGGGTGTGACCGACTGCGCTTCTGGTATCGGGTCAGCTCGGAATCGGGCTTCGACTTCTTCCGGTTCCTGATTGCTGGAGTGGAGCAGTTCACCGCCTCCGGCCCGGGCGGCTCGTGGACACAGTCTCCCGAATACACGGTGACGCCTGGCACCACCGTGACGTTCCGCTACACCAAGGATGGTTCTTCGGCCGACCCGCAGAACGTGGACGCGGCGTTCATCGACAACGTCGAGTTCTACTCGTCCGCCTCGCCGATCACGCCTGTCGCGCTTCCTGCGAAGAGCCATTTCGATGGTGGTTTCTCGTCTGGTGACATTCTTCCTTCCACGTCAGGCGGGGGGAGTGGGACGGCGTTCACCGAGGTCGCCGGACGCCCTGTATTTACCGACCCAGGGCGGGGCAACCGCGGCTTCGCTGCCTACGAACAAAGCTCGAACGCCGAGGGTCGGCTGAGCTGGAGGTATACGCCCCCGGCCGGGGACGTGGTCTGTGCTCGTCTCTACATCAACCCCACCGGCACGTTCCCAGCCGCCAAGGCCCTGTTTGGGCTGGTTGGCCCGTCCGGGGCGGTGTCGAAGGCGTGGCTGGACCCCGCCACCATGCGCATTGCCGTGCGCGTCGGCGATCTGGTGACGGGCACCCAGACTGTGCTCACCGGCGTCAGCATCCCGAAGAACACGTGGACGCGGGTCGAGTTCCGCTACACGATCAACGCCTCCAGCAGCGGCACTGTCGAGGTGTGGACGTACCTGAGCCCGGACTCGCTGACCCACAACGACTACGTGATCTCACCGGTCACGGCGTGGCCGGGCGGCAGGCCCCAGCAGGCCGACTTCTGGCTTTGGACGGCCCAGACGAACTGGTTCATTCTCGACGACGTCGCGATCGACGCAGCCAAGCTGGGGCCGGCCATCACCATTGCGCAGCTTGGGGTCGGCGGCGACACCGGGACCCCATTGCCGATCACCGCGCGCAAGGTCCGCCATGTAGGGCCGGTGACGGCTGTTGAGACCGCGCTCACCACGCGGCCCGCACGGGTGCGCCAGATCGGCACGGCGGTAGAAGACGGCGGCGCAACCGCGCTGCGACCGCAAAAGCTTCGCGTCCTGCGACAGGTCCAGGAGACCGCAGGCCCGGCCGCTGCCGCGCCGGCGCACGCGCGCAGGCTCGGCGCCTCCGTCGAGCATGATGCGGCGCAACCGGTCAGCGCCGAGCAGGGGCCGATCATCAGGACGACGAGCGAGACCAACACGGCCATGCCGATGGCCGCAGTGAAGGTCCGCCACGTCGGTATGGCGGCGACCACCGATGTGGTGCAGCCAGCCAGGCCCGTCCATCGATGGCTGCTCGGCGTTGCCGCCGAGTCGAGTTCGGCTGCCGTGCTGACAAGGGCCAAGCGGCGTCGCCTGGGCCTGGCGGTCGAGACGAGCGCGGTGGAGAAGATCAGCAGTGGCTTCCTGGTGATGGTCGTCGAGGCTGACACCGCGTTGCCGATCACTCCGCTGCTGTACAGCGGCGGGCCGTTCACCGGCGTGGAAGGTCCCGCGCAGAACGTGGGGTGCAGAGCCTATCCAGCGCAGGTGGAGCGTGGACCCGCCCCGCCGCACCTGGTCAGCGTCACGAACACGAGGAGAGCGCCGTGGAGCAGATCTCTAGCCTGTCCCGCGAATTGATTCCGTACTTCGTACGCGGTGCGACGGCCACGGAGCAGGTCGAGATTGCGTTCACTGCCCCCGGCGTGGAACCCGTTGAGTCCGATTGGCGCGACGCCGAATGGAAGGCCGGTTCGCTCACCGAGCGCGGCGCGGTCGCGCAGATTCTGGTCGGCCCGGGCGGGACCGTTGCCCTGCCGGATGGCAGCTATCAGGCGTGGGTGCGCGTGACCGCACCGGTCGAGCAGCCGGTGCTGCCCGCTGGCCTCATCGACGTCATCTAAGGAGTCTTCATGCATCGTCCGACGACCGGACGGATCGTCCGCTACCGCGGCAAGCAAGGCCTGCACGCGATCAGGGCGGCCATCGTGACCGCCGACGTGGACACCCTCGACCCCGAGGGGGTCCGGGTGGGCGCAGTCCCACCGCTCGACTCTCCGCTGCATGTGCATCTGTGGGTGTTCACCCCTGGCGCGCTGGGTGGATTCCACGAGTTCAACGTCCCGCTGGGCACCGAGCCCGGCACCTGGCACTGGCCTATGGCCAGCGGATGAGCGACCAGACGATCACCTGGCAACAGGCCGCGTCCCATGCCGCCGAGGTGCTGGAGCGCGCCGACCGCGAGCCCAATCCGGCGATGGTTGAGGCCAAGGTCTCCATCGCCGAGGGCTGGACGCAGCTGGCCGCCGCCTTGTCGGAGATCGAGCAAACGTGAATTGGAGGGTGGCCGATGCCGCTTCCCGAGCGTAATCAGGAGTGGCCGCCGCCTGCGATCCGACAGGAGATGCGGCTTTACGACACGCACGGCGCCTGGTACGCGGGCGACCCGGACCGATTGGCCGACGTGTACGGCGGCAACAAGTCGGCTCCGATGGTGGGGATGGACCCGAAGGGTTGGGACCGTCCGATCTCCCGTGCGGGCGGCTACTTGGGCCGGATGGTCCGCTACTTCTGGGGGACGCCGACGCCGGCCGCGCAGAGCAGGGCGACGAAGCTCCATGTGCCGATGGCCGCCGACATCGCCGCCACCAGCGCTGATCTGCTGTTCTCGGAACCGCCGACGCTCAAGGTCAAGGGCAAGAAGAGTCAGCAGCGGCTCGACGCGGTGATGCACGAGGCCGGGGTGTACGGCTCGCTGCTGGAGGCCGCCGAGCTGGCCGCCGCGTACGGCGGCGTGTACTTGAGGGTCGGCTGGGACACGACGATGGCGGACCACCCGGTGGTGGACGCGCTGCCGCCGGACGCCGCAGTGCCGGAGTTCCACAACGGCCGGCTGAAGGCGGTGACGTTCTGGAAGGTCGTGCACGAGGACGACCGTTCGGGCGAAGTTTGGCGGCACCTGGAGAAGCACGAGGCGGGCCGCGTCTTCCATGGCTTGTACCTGGGCGACGAGGACCACCTGGGCATGCAAATGCCGCTGGAGGAACACCCGGCCACGGCCGAGTTCGCCAACCTGGTGGACGAGGACGGCGGGTTCGACAGCGGGTACGAGCGTGGCCTACTGGTGGACTACGTCCCGAACATGCGGCCGCACCGCACGATCAGGGGCACGGCGATCGGCCGGAGCGACTACGCCGGGGTGGAGCCGCTGATGGACGCCCTGGACGAGACCTGGACGTCGTGGATGCGGGACCTGCGGCTCGGCAAAGCCAGGATCATCGTCCCGGAGGTGTACCTGACGACCGGCGCCCGCGGGCAGGCCGCGTCGTGGGATCCGGACCGGGAGATCTACAGCGCGCTGGGCGGCATGCTGCCGTCGCCGACCAACCCCAGCAACATGATCACCCTGTCGCAGTTCAAGATCCGCGTGCAGGAGCACGCCGAGACGTCGAAGCACCTGGTGGAGCAGATCGTGCGCGGCGCCGGGTACAGCGTGCAGAGCTTCGGCGAAGGTGGCGACGGGCAGGCCCGCACCGCGACCGAGATTCACATGCAGAAGCATCGATCGTACTCCACGCGCGGCCGGAAGATCGGCTACTGGACGCCGCGCCTTGCGTGGCTGTCGGAGGCGATGCTGGCCGTCGATCACGCCGTGTTCGGCACGAAGGTCGTGGCCGAGCGCGCGATGGTCGAGTGGCCGGACGGCGTCATGCCCGACCCCGAGTCGATCGGCCGCACCCTGGACATGCTGAACCGGGCGCAGGCCGTCAGCCTCGACACGAAGATCCGGTGGGTGCACCCCGACTGGGACGACGTGCAGGTGGACGCCGAGAAGAAGCGGCTCCGCGACGAGCTCGGGCTGAACGTCCCAGACCCGGCGACGCTGACCGAGACGTTCATCCCTGACGCTGGCGAGGACTGATGGCCATCACTCCAGCCGGGGCGATCGAGGCCGGGCTGGAGCAGGCGCGGCAGGTCGCCGCCATGTACGCCGACGCGGAGACGGCGCTGCTGGAGCGGATCGCGGCGCGGGTCGGCAAGGACCTCGACAACGACGACGGCCAGGACTGGGCAGCCAAGCGGCTCGGCGAGGTGGCACAGCTCCGCAAGGAAGCGGAGTCGATCGTCCGCCGCCTGGAGGCGGCCGCGAAGGCGGCAGCACAGCGGGCGGTGCTGGACACGTGGGCTGAAGGTATGGACGCTGCGGTGCGCGGCGCGGTGCTGCAGGTCCACGACGCGAAGCTGCGTAAGCGGCTGGCGAAGGTGTTGCAGGACGCCCGGAATCTCGGCGCGAAGCGGGGCATCAGCGCCGGTCAGGGTGTGGCTGAGCTGGCCGCGCAAGCGATCAACTTGGTCACGTCGGTGCATGAGGGCGCGCTGCGGGCGGTTGATGACATCTACCGGAACGTCGTGGCTGAGACGGCCGGCCGGGTGCTTGTCGGTGCGGAGACCCGGCGGGAGGCTGCGCAGCGGGCGCTCGACCGGCTCACGGAGGGCGGCATCAAGGGGTTCACCGACTCGTCGCATCCGCCACGGACGTGGGGGATGCGCGAGTACGTCGAGATGGCCATGCGGACGGCGACCGCTCGGGCGGCGGTGGACGGGCATCTGTCCACGCTGCGTGAGGCGGGGATCAACCTGGTCAGCGTGTCGCGGCTGCCGTTCACGTGCTCTCGGTGTGCCCGCTGGGAGGGCGAGGTGCTGGCCCTGTCGGGTTCGGCCGGGACGCGTGTGGAGGAGAATCCGGCGACTGGTGTGCAGGTGTTCGTGCAGGTTGCGGGGACGGTCGCGGAGGCCCGGCTGGCGGGGCTGCTGCACCCGAACTGCGGGCACAGCCTGAACGCCTACCTTCCGGGCGTGTCGAGGCCGGCGCCCGCCGTGCAGTCGAAGACCACCTATGAGGACTCGCAGCGGCAGCGCTACCTGGAGCGGAAGATCCGGGAGAACAAGCGGCGCGCGGCGGTCGCGATCGACGACGACGCCCGCGCGAAGGCGGACGCGAAGACGGCCGACTATCAGGAGCAGCTCAAGGACCTGACGAAGGCGACGGGGCTGCGGCGCAAGACCGACCGGGAGAAGGCCGACGCGCCGCCTGCGGACCTAGCGAAGCTGACCGACAAGCAGCTCGCCGACCTGGCCAGCAAGTTCGGTCACGACGAGCAGGCGTTGGCCCGGCTTGAGAAGGAGACGAAGCGTCGCGACGAGGCCGACGAGACGGCCCGGAAGGCGTCTGGTCCGGCCGCCCAGGACGACCCGATCGCCGCCCTGTCGGAGATCGACGACTTGGGCGACCTGACGGACGACCACGTGACGGCGCTGATGCTCCGGTATCAGGGCGACGAGGACGGCATGGTCCGGGTGCTGGAGGAGCTGGACCGTATCGAGCGGCAGACGCGCGACGACTGGTCGTGGAACTGGCGCGAGGAGGAGACCGAAGCCGACAGGCAGATTTCGGACCTGATCGCGTCTGGCCGCTACTCCTACATGGAGGCGTACGCCGAGGTTCACGGGCTGGACCCGGCGGAGCTGGACCGTCAGGAGCGGCGGGCGCTGCTGGAGTCCGAGCGCCGTCCGGGGGAGGACATCGACCAGACGGTGCGCCGCCTGTACGCCCAGCAGCTCGATCAGTGGTACGACCAGGCCGAGCAGGCGACGAACGGTTTCCTGTTGAACGCCGAAGGTCGAGTGGCCGGGATCAACGAGCGGTCGCTGTTCTCCGGACCGGCATCGAGGGCGCTCAAGTACGCCAGCGAGGAGCTGCTGCGTTGGTGGGCGGACAACCCGCGGCTGACGCTGACGGCGTTCCGGGCGCAGTGGCTTGGACGCGAGTCCGATAGGAAGGCGGCCGCACGCTTCAGCACTGGGCAGCGCCGTTGAACTTACGGACCCCTCTCGGAACCGTGTGCCACAGCGTGCCATGCGGCGGAACCCACTGGCACGGGCCGTCCCCCCCGCGCGCCCAAATGATCTTGAGCTTGCGGAAGTAGGGACAGTTGTTCCTGACGTAACCCGTCTTGGTGACACGGCCGGTCTCCTGCCAGGTGCCCAGGGTGCAGTTCGGCCCGCCAGCGGTGCTCGCCGTGGCGGCGGGAGCTGTGGCAAGGACGCAGGCCAGGGCGGTGCCCGCCAGCCCCAGTGTGACGAACGTGGTGCGGATGGCAGTCATCTCATGCTTCCTCTCTGGTGTTGCGATACCTGAGGATCGTAGGCCGGAGCGTGTTGAGGATTTGTTGAGGTTCTGTTGAGAGCTCCGCCCCGCGCCGCTGGGGCCCGTCACGCGCTTCCCCAGCTCAGACGATCAAGCCACTCCCCACGATCGTCCCGAAACTCGTTTCGATGTCCGAAGGTATGCACGCGTGACCTGGGTGCAGATCCGCGCGGGCGGCGCCGGTAGGGAGTTTGGCGTATGACCATCTCGGAGACCGACCGCAGGGCTGCCGTGACGTTTGGCCGTCTGGCTGGCGAGCGCGGCATGCCGGTGACCGTCTGCCCGTATCCGGTGCAGGGCGATGACCGGCAGCGTGCGCTGCGGCTGCTGTGGATGCGCACGTACGTGCGGCACAGCTCGGGCGCGTAGGCGCCCTTCCTTGGGCCCGCCTGGCGCGGGTCCTTCCAAATGTCCCGACGAACACGCTCCAGGAGGGCGATCTCGTCATGCTCGAAAACACCCTGCCGACCACGCCGGGCGCGCTGATCGGCTACCGCAAGGACGGCCGCCCGATTCACCTGATCGCCGGTGGCGCACCGGAGGACGGCGAAGCCCAGCCGCAGCAGGAGGACCAGAACCCTCCCGCGCAGGCCGAGGTCACGCCGCCCGAGCCGCCCGCGGCCGATGACACGGCGGTGAACCCCGACGCCAAGCGCGTGGACCAGCTTCCTTCGTGGGCGCAGAAGCTCATCAAGGACACGCGCGCGGAGGCGGCCGACTGGCGGTCCAAGCTGAAGGACGCGCAGAAGGCCGCCGACGACGCGACTGCCCAGCAGGGGCCGTCGCAGGACGAGATCACCGAGCAGGTCAAGACCGACTTCGCTCAGCAGATCGCCAAGGCTCTGGGCCTGGCGGCTGAGGAGGAGTCGCCGATCGACCCGCAGCAGGTGATCGAGACGCTGACGTCCGAGCGTGACACCACGGCCAAGGAGCGCGACGCGGAGAAGGAGCGGCACCGCCGCGCCCTGATCGAGCTCGCGGTCCACCGCGCCAGTCAGAAGGTCGGCGCGGACCCTGACGCCCTGCTCGACAGCAGGAACTTCCTGAAGGCCGTCCGGGACCTGGACCCGGACGCCGAGGAATTCTCCACGACGCTGACGGAGACGATCCAGACGGCAGTGGAGAACAACCCGAAGTTTAAGGCGGCCACCCAGGCGGGGCCGCCGGCGCGCTCGGGAGGCGAGTTCACCGGCGGGCCTGGTGGACGTGCGCCCAGCTCCGAGCCCTCCATCGACGAGTTCCGCGCCAGGCGTAAGAAGCGCGCCTCGTCCTAGTCGCCGATAGCGGGTCCGCTATCGGCCCTTGTTAAGGAGTGAAAGGCCCGAATGGCTAACACCTTTCTGACCCCGTCGATCATCGCCAAGGCCGCGCTCGCGACCCTGTACGAGACCTGCGTCATGGCGCAGCTCGTCCACCGCGACTATGAGCAGGAATTCGTGAGCCGCGTCGGCGACACGATCAGCGTGCGCAAGCCCGCGGTGTTCGTGGCGAACGAGTTCAACCGCGCCAGCGGCATCCAGATCCAGAACGCGTCCGAGGGCAGCGTGCCGATCACGCTGAACCACTTCGCCGACGTCTCCTTCAGCGTGACCGCCGAGGAGTTGACCTTGGAGATCGAGGACTTCGGGACGCAGCTGCTCAACCCCGCGATGGAGGCGATCTCGCAGAAGATCGACCAGGACATCCTGAGCCTGCGCAACGACATCGTCCAGCGCGTTGGCAGGGCTGGCGCGCCCATCACGGGCGTGACCGGCAACGCGATCCACCCCTACGACGACCCGAAGACGGCGATCGACGCCAGGCGCGTGCTGAACCAGCGCAGCGTCCCAGCGGCGGACCGGCACCTGGTGATCGGCCCGGAGATCGAGGCGAAGTGGCTGTCGGACCCGCTGTTCCACCAGGCCGACACGCGTGGCGACACGGACGGTCTGCGCGAGGCCAACCTGGGCAGGCGCGTCTTTGGTTTCGACGCCTACCAGACGCAGAACATCGAGGCCCCGACCACGCCGCCGGCGTCCGGGCAGCCGAACACCGAGATCGGCGCGGCTTTTCACAGGACGGCGTTCGCCCTCGTGACCAGGCCCTTGGTCCTCCCGCAGGGCGCCGCCAACGCGGCCGTCGAGAGCTACAAGGGCTTCGGCGTCCGCGTGGTCATGGACTACGACATCAGCAAGAAGCAGGACATCGTCTCGGTGGACTGCCTCTACGGCGTCAAGACGCTCGACCCCAACCGCGCCGTCCTCATCCACGGGGTGCAGACGTGACCTGGGCACGTTTCGGCGACGTCATCTTTCCGCTCTCGACGGTCACCAACATCGCGATCAAGCCCACCACGGGCAGCCAGTGGTACGTCGAGGTTAGCCGCTACGAGGGCAACTACCTGTCCACCATCCAGACGCCCGCCTTCGCCACTAAGCCGGAGGCCGAGCGTACGGCTGAGCGGATCGCGCACGGCCTCTACTGGGAGGGCTCGTGACGTTCGTCTACAAGAACTCCAACACCGGCCAGGTGGTCGAGGTCGCCGACCGTGACCCCTGGCTGGACATGTTGGATAACTGGCAGATCATCAGCGGGCCGGAGCCCGCCCCTGCCGACGAGCAGTCCGGTCCGGCTTCGGCCGGGCCGGGCCGCCCGTCCGACAACGACACCAAAGCCGCGTGGGTCGCCTACGCGGCCTCTCGCGGCATGTCGGAGACCGACGCCAAGTCGCTGTCGAAGGCCGCGCTCATCGAGGAGTTCGGGGAGGAAGACAATGGCGAGGACTGACCTGAACGCCGTCCCGGTGCCTCGGGCGGGGCTGGACCTGACCGCCGCGCTGACGCCGGCCATCGCGGACGGGCACATGTTCGTCCACTCGGACCGGCGGATGCTACGGGTGAAGAACACCAACGCCTCCGCGCGCACGGTGACGGTGCAGATCCCGGCGACCGTGGACGGCCAGGACATCGTAGACAAGCCTTACGTCATCCCGGCGAACACGGGTGACGTGCTGATCCCCGCGTTCCGGGCGATCTACCGGCAGCCCAACGGCAAGGTCTATATCGACTACTCCGACCCGGCCGGGCTGTCGGTCGCGGTACTCGAACTGCCGGTGTAGCCATGGCGTACGCGACCGCTGCCGACTTCACGGCATATACCGGCACGACCGCGCCCGACGACATCAACCGGCGGCTGGAGCGCGCGTCGGAGCGGATCGACGAGCTGCTGTTCGCCAGCATCTATCCGACCGACGACGCGGGCATGCCGACGCGGCCCGAGGACGCCGAGTCGATGAATCGGGCGACGTGCGCGCAGGCCGCGTGGACTATCGCTGTCGGCGACGAGTTCGGCGTGGCCGCCGCGTTCAAGTCGGTGTCGATCGGCTCGGTCCGCCTCGAACGAGGCAACTCCGGAGATGCGCCGCCCGCGCGGTACTCCCCGGACGCCTCGTCGATCCTTCAGCGGGCCGGGCTGCTGCCCGGCTACATCCTCGACGGGGGCGTGTGGTGATGCTGCCGGAATGGCTGCTGCGCCACAAGGCGACCATCGAGCCGTTTCAGGGGGACGGGGCGTACGGCCCGGTGTTCGGGCCGGCGTTCGAGTCCCGCTGCCTGGTGGACGACGAGCGGCGCCTGGTGCGTGACGCGCAGGGCGCCGAGGTCGTCTCCGACACCACGGTGTTCTTCCCCCCGGGCACGATCTGCCCGGAGGGGAGCAGGGTCACCGTCAACGGGCGGCAGACCACCGTCATCACATCCTTCTCCCGCGACGCTGGCGGGCTGCCGACGCCGGATCACGTTGAGGTGGTGTGCCGCTGATGGCCAACGCCAGGTTCAACGCGCGAGTCAACGCCGATGAGGTGACCGCCGAGTTGCGGCGCGCGGCCGGGCGTGGTCTGCGTCTCGCGACGGAGCACGTGCTGGCGGTGTCCAACCAGCGGGTGCCGCACGACGAGGGCACGCTGGAGCGTTCGGGCACGGCCGTCGTGGACGAGGCTGACCTGGTCGGCATCGTCTCCTATGACCAGCCGTACGCCGTCGTGCAGCACGAAAACCTCGACTACCAGCACAAGGCGGGCCGCTCCGCGAAGTTCCTGGAGTTGGCGGTGCGCGAGGAGGCCGAGGTGGTCAAACTGATGATCGCCAAGCAGCTGCGGCAGGTGCTGAAGTGACCTGGACTCGTGACCTGCTGACCGGGTTCGCGGTCCTGCTCGGCGAGGCCGGCGTGGCCACGTGGAACCCGAACGGCATCTACGCCGACGACCAGACCGCGCTGACGATCGGCGGCCTGCCGACGTCACCTGACACGGCTATCGCGCTGCAGGTGTACGGCGTGGGCCAGGCGGGCGACGACGTCGAGCAGCCGGACTCCAGTGTCCAGATGCAGGTCCGGTTCCGGGCCAAGAGTGACCCGCGGGTCGTGGACGACCTGGCGGACGGCACCTTCGACGCGATTCATGGCCTGGCGAACGTGACGCTTTCGACGGGCGTGCACGTGCTGCTCGCGCGCCGCACGCTGATCGCGCCGCTCGGCCGCGACAGCTCGGGCCGCTGGGAGCGGGCCGACTCCTTCGACCTGATGGTTCATCGGCCGTCGCCGCATCGCGGCTTGTGACCTTTCTTTGCCGATAGCGGTTCAGCTATCGGATTCGCCATGCCCACATAGGGAGTGATCATGGGGCTGCGTTCCCTTCTCGCGAAGGACTGGAAGCTCGACGTCAACACCGGGCCCGACTTCGAGGCCCCCGTCTGGACGCCGGTCAAGGGCCTGACGTCCTGGCAGGAGACGACCGACGACAACACGGAGGACGACGGCGACTTCGACGACGAAGAGGGCTGGGGCTCCTCCGTCGTGACCAGCCGCACCTGGCAGATCGAGGCCGAGGGCCGCCGCAAGCGGACCGACGACGTCGTGTTCACTCCCGACGCGGGCCAGGAGGCGATCCGCAAGGCCGCCCGGAAGGTGGGCTTCGGCGCGAACATCAAGGTCAGGTGGTACCGCAGGGACGGCGCTCCCGACGCCTACGAGGGCGTCTGCACCGTCAGCGAGTTCGTCAAGGGCGGCAGCGTGACGGACCTGGAGCCGTTCTCGTTCACGCTGCTCGGCCAGGGCGCCCCCGAGGAGATCACGAACCCGGTGGCGCCGTGACCCAGTTCCAGGACCTCGACGAGTTTTTCGACGACTCCCTGCGGCTGCCGGTGGGCGGGAGGATGTACGTCATCCCCGCCCCGGACGCCGAGGTGGGTCTGTTGTGCCAGCGGCTCATGCACGCCAGCCTCGCAGCGCAGGAGGGCGAGGCGGTCACGGACCCGAAGCTGAACGAGCTGGCCGACGTCGTGCTCAACGACGACCAGGAGAAGGACCTCTACCAGCGGATCCTTGGGCCCGTCTATGACGAACTGCTGAGCGACGGCGTGTCCTGGCCGAAGGTGCAGCACGTCGGCGCGACTGCGCTGGTGTGGGTCGCGGCCGGTAAGGACGCGGCCGCGAAGATCTGGGCCTCGGGCGGCACGACGGGGGAAGCCTCGGCCCCGAATCGGGCGACTCGTCGAGCGACAGCGGCGGCGGCGAAGTCGACCCGGTCTCGGGGGTCCGCGACTACTACGACCCGGACGACGGCCTCTCGGTCTCGAAAGGCCGCACCGTCTCGTGGCAAGACATCCTGACGCGTTGGGGGCTCGTCGAGGCTGACCTGCACGAGATGTTCGGCATCGACCTCGGCGAGCCCGGCGTGCTGCGCGTCAGGTCGTGGCGGTGGCTGCGGACGCGGCTGCACGGGCTGCTGACGTGTGACTCGCGCCTGGCCCGCGCCTTGGACCCCGGTGAAGGGCGGCGGTGAGTGGTCCGTCCTCGCCCAGCTTCCCCAGTGGCTTCACCCCATCCCAGACCCATAGGAGGTGAAACCCGGTGGCGCTGAACGTGGGCGAATTGTTCGCTGAGATCAACGTGAAGGACCGGGGCACGCAGGCTGTGCGCCGGTTTATGACCTTTATGCGGGACGCCGCGAAGAAGCTCAACATCGACGTGGGCGGTCTCGCCAAGTCGGCCGGGTCGATGGGCGTCCAGTTCACCGCTGCGGCGCTCAAGGCGTCCTCCATGGCGGCCTCGCTGGCGGCGGCCGCGCAAGGCGCGATCGGCCTCGGCGCGGCGCTGGCCCCGGCCGGCGGCATCATCGCTGCTCTGCCGGGCGCGGTCGCGCTCGGGCAGGCGGCGCTGGTCACTCTCACGGTGGCTCTGCTCGGCGTGGGCGAGGCTTTCTCGGCGGCCTTGGGCGATGATCCAAAGAAGTTCGAGGAGTCCCTGGCCGGGCTGTCCCCGGCAGCTCATGCGGCCGCGCGCGAACTGCGCTCGGTCAAGCCCGCGATCGACGGGCTCAGGAGCGCCGTCCAGGACTCCTTTTTCCAGCCGCTGGCTGGCCACATCAGGGCGGTCGCGGCCGCCGTGGTCGGGCCGCTGCAGTCTGGCATGCAGGGCGTGGCCAGGGAGTTCGGTCTCGCCGGTGTGGAAGTGGCGCGATTCGCCTCCTCGTCGGCGACGGTGTCCGCACTGTCGTCGATCTTCGGTTCGCTGCGATCGGCGGTCGCGGCGATGCAGCCCGCGGTCCAGCCGCTGTTGGCTGGGTTCCGCGATCTGGCCGTGGTCGGCGCATCGTTCTCGTCCGGACTGGCTCCCGGCATCGCGGCGGCGGCGCAGAGGTTCGGCGAATTTCTTTCTAACGCTGCTAATAGCGGTGCCGCTCTCAGCTGGATGCAGGGCGCGCTTGAGGTGTTCCGGCAGCTTGGCCAGGTCGCCGGTGACGTGGTTGGGATCATCCGATCTGTCTTCGCGGCGATGTCGGCAGGCGGGTCGAACGCGCTGGGCGTGATCGGCCAGATCCTTGATCAGCTGAACGCGTTCCTGGCGAGTGCCGAGGGCCAGAAGATCTTGGTCACGGTCTTTCAGGCGTTGTCGCAGGTCGCCAGCAACCTGATGCCGATCTTCCGGGCGCTTGGTGGCGCGGTCGCGCAGGTAGCGCCGCACATAGCCTCCATCGCGACCGCGCTTGGTCCTGGGATCGCCGCGGCGGTGTCCGCGCTCGGGCCGGCCCTGGCCGCGCTCGGTCCTGGGCTGACCATGGTCGCGAGCATGCTCGCGAAGGCGTTCGCGTCGCCGGAGCTGCAGGCTGGGCTGCTTGCACTTGGTCAAGGACTGTCGGCGGCGCTGGCCGCTGTCGCGCCTCTGCTGCCGATTGTGGCGCAGCTGGCGGGCATCCTGGGTCAGGTACTCGGTATCGCTCTGAGTAATCTCTCGGCTGCGCTCGGTCCTGTGATCAGCGCGCTAGCGGATGCCCTGCGGCCTGCTCTCGCGGCCATTTCGTCCGCGTTTGCCCAGCTCGGGCCGGTGATGCAGCCCATTTATGCTGCGTTCGGTCAGCTTTTGGGTGCGGTAGTGCAATCGCTGCTGCCACCGATCTTGCAGCTGATCCCTTCGATCCTAAATGGGCTAGTTCCTGCCTTTGTGGAACTAGTTGGTGCAGTGACGCCCGTTCTGCCGCTTTTGACCGACTTGGTAGCTATGGCGATTCGCGACGTTCTGCCCGCTATCATCCCGATAATCCCCATTGTGACCCTGCTGGCTGCCGCCCTTGTCAAGCTCGGTGTCAAGGTGGCCGAGATCGTCGCGAAGATCAAGCCTGCCATCGAGGCCGGGGTCGCCGTCTTCCGCTGGATGTACAACGTCTTGGTCGGCAACAGCATCATCCCGGACATGGTCAACGCCATCGGCACGTGGATCGGGACGAAGCTGATCGGCTGGTTCACCGCACTGCCAGGCCGGATCAAGTCTGCTGTGTCGAGCATCGGCCCGACCATGGCCGGAATCGCCCGGGACGTCGTGAACGGCTTCTGGAACCAGCTCCAGTCCATGGCCAGCACCCTGTACAACAACGTCCGCGGCTTCTTCGCCAACATCGTCAAGAGCGCCAAGGACGCCCTCGGCATCAAGTCGCCGAGCAAGGTGTTCGCCGAGATCGGCCGCTTCATGATGCAGGGCATGTCGCTCGGCCTCGACAAGAGCGCCGGGCTCGTCGTGTCCTCGCTGAAGAAGGTGGCCACGCTCGCGGCGAAGACTGCTGCGATGCCGGACCTGTCGGTGCCCGGTGTGACCGTGCCGGAAGGGCTCGGCGGCGGCCGCGCTCTGTCGCGGACGGTGGTGAACGTGACCAACCACTACCCGCAGGCCGAACCCACGTCGGTAACGGTGAACCGCAGCCTGCAGTACGTGGGCGCGATGGGAGTGATCTGAGGTGCCGAGCTACTCACTCGACGGTGTGCCGCTCGACCACCCGGCCGGCTGCTGGCGGTTGAAGCGGGGTACACAGCGCAGGCCGCTGCCTGGCGCGCGGGCCGTGAAGGTCAGCGTGCCAGGTCGGCACGGTGACATCCCGGTCGTCGGGCTGGACCTGGAGGCCACGACGTTCGGCCTCGCCTTCAAGGTCAGCTCGGCTACCCCTTCGGGGGTGGACGGCGGCTATGAGCAGATGGAGCGCAACCTGGAGGCGCTGTCGGCGCTTCTGGGTGTGCGGCATCGGCTGATGAAGCTCCGGTACCAGGCAGGCAGCATCGTCCGCGTCGCCGACGTGACGATCACCGCCAACAGCGAACCGGAAATCAACACCGGCGCCGCGACGGCCCGCATCACAGCGGTCGTCGAGGTGCCCGGCACGTTGTGGCGGGACGAGAGCGAAGCCACCTGGGCGGGCGCGCCCAACCAGCTCTCCCAGGCGGTGACCACGCTCGCGGGCTCGACCGGGCCGATCACAGATGCGCTGCTGCGCTTCACCGGCCCGGCCGTGCAGCCGTCCATCGGGGACGTGGCCACGGGCGGGTGGGTGCTGC